CCAGCAAGGTGGGCGATGACCCACGCAAACTGGTAGGTGTTTAATTCCGAGGTGGCAAACTCAGCAACTTGGTCAAGCCCATCTGCGTAGCATCTGTAGACTTGGATACAGAATCTATCTGCCCAATCAGAACTACCATAAGCGGGGTCAGCACCAATAACGTAGTAAGCAGAATCAATAGGCTCTTCCCATACCTTGAGAGTACCGAGTCTCTCAGTAGATTTAAGAACCTCTGTATCTTGGAAAAGTTGTCCGAAAGCATATCTGTAGTAATCACATTCTGTAGTCTTGCTCTTCTTGGCGGCTTCCGTACACCGTGTGTGCGAGAAGAAAGAGGAGCCAGTCATCACAAAAGCATAGTCCTCAGTGGGTGGAAACTCTTGATACATCAGGGCATCGTCCTTGATACCTTCTGCCATCTTCCACCGCCACCAAGCCATCTGCCGAGAGTTAATCTCAAAGCCGTAGAGCTTCTTAATATCCTTGTGCCACTCTTTCTCTTCCCCTGTTAACTTCCCATCCCAGTACACCTTGTAGATGTTGGAGTCAGCGGGGACTTGGTAGTACTCATTACGCCACCAGCCACAGAAGATGGCACGTTGTGTCTTTGCTCGTTTGGCAGTCTTATACATGTCGTGGAACATGTTGAAGCCTTGAGCCGTACTCTCAAACATGTACAACCGTTCTGAGTTCTTTTCAGCAAGAGAAGCTATCAGGGAGGCAAGACCTTCTTCGTTACCCCACGATGCTGTCTCAGTCCCGTGTAGGTAAGTGATAGCTTTGCCCTGCCCCAGACGAGACTTATTTCCCGCAATTTGGTAGAAGAGCCTCGACCTGTTCTTGAGAACCATCTGGTTTCTGTTGTGGGCAACAAGCGGAATCTTGTATTCCTTAGGCAACCCTTCCATATACATAGCGAGAGTAGAGCGGAACATGTCTCTGTTCTCTTCTGTATCCGCAACCAACGTGCCTTGCCATCCAGGGTGGGTGAACTGCCAGTAGAGGTCAAGTGCCAAGGAAATAGTTGTGATACCAAGCTGACGGCCTTTAAGGATGACAAAGAAGTGGATGTCATTGTCTAGTCCCTTTTGTATCTCTTCCATGACATAAGTCTGAGTCCCCAGAAGGTTACCCATCTTCTTCAAGCCCTCTTCTTTAGTCTCAATCTTGAGTTCAGAACAGAACTTGTAAAACTTCTTCAAATCAAAGTTCATCTAGATTCCAGTTAAGAATGTCGCCAGCAATACGCTTGTTCTTGGCACACGCTATCAATTCCTTGTAATGTGTGGGCGAATACTTCTCTTTCCATTCCGCAGCCAACTTAATCTTCTGCCTCTTGTTAGTGCAGGACAAGGCTCTGTACATCTCTTGCTGAAACCGAATACGACTCTCCCGTAACGCCATCCTCGTATCCAACCCTATATCCATATTCCACAGCCTTCTCAACACTTATAGCCATCATGACCATCATCTGCTCCGTACGGGCAAGCTTAGTCATCAGGTCTGCATACGCATCCCGTAACTCATCCTCACCCATCCAGAACGATTCATCCATTTAAGACGTTCTCCACACCCTTACTTGCTCACCCTCTGTCTTTGCAGTAAACACCCTACCCAACCGCTTACCAGCCCTGTAATTGGCATTCAACACCTTAGCCCTTGCCTCTAGCGGTACACAGAAGCTATCCCCAACATCCATGTCTTCATACGGGTAGGCATAGACAACCCTCGGCTTAGGCATCTGTACTCCACTCTCCAGCACTAACTCTGTAATCATATTAACCCCTCTACTGATAACTCCATAGTATAGATAAAAAAAGGGTTAGTCAACAGACCAACCCCTAAAGCAACTGCAACTCCACTTTACCAAAAATCTAAATTTGAAAAAATGTAATTTTTTTTATGGGGGGCGAGAAGTGGGGTGCACGCCTTTTCAGACCCTCAAACCCATTCATGCGGGCAAGCGAGACGAGACAAGCACACGCAAAAGCATAGTCAACCCATGTCCCGATTAAAAGACTATGCACGGAGAGGGTAAGGGAAAACACTACACGGGGGAGAACGGGATGAGTAAACCCCCTTCCCTTTCCTATCGATAACCAGGGATTGATATAGATAACCTATTATATAAACACACATAGTATTCATCTATTAACCTAGATTATATCATAGTCTAACCCTAGTCTACAACACCAGATGCAACAACAAAAGTAGTCATTGATAAAAGCTAACAGTCTATGCTTTGCAATAGAAATAAATGCGTCAACGGGCTATTGACAATAGCGTTTATAGTCTTATAATTTAATCACTGTCTAATCATAGACAGCAACACACACACAGGGGGCTAGTAGCTATGTATCAAGTAACAGCAATATATGAGGGATGCGAGATAGGCTATGGTGAGGGCTTAACAGGCTCATATGCTATAGAAGACTGCATAGAATCTATCGACAGTATTTATCAAGAGCAAAATTTAATGATTGCTTTGCATGTACTGTCAAACAATAACGTAAACACTGTACCGCTAGGTTATGTGTATAAATTTCAGGGTAACGTGTTTATTGTCAAAAAAGTATCAAGCAATAAGCAGCTAGCCTAAAGCCTAGCGTATAGCCTAGCTAGTCTAGGCTATGCGATATGCTTTGCATATCAATCAATCAACACACACAAAAGAGGTTAGTAACCATGAAAACAATTCTAGTATGTAACGCTATAGCGTCATTCCTGTTAATCATATTGTCTATGTACTGTTTTGGTATGGGACAGATAACAGAATTGCAGTTATTAGCTATTTTCTTGTTTAGCTTGTTTACGGGTTTCTATAGCCTGTACGAAGCTAATAACCTGCCATATAACGATTAAGGGGCATAGTATGCGAACAATACCAATTCACGTTATGAACAAGGCACAGGCTAAACAAGTAGCTGGCAGTGTTACCAGCACATCTAAAATGCCATGCAATAGCTACAGTTTACCTACAGTGGCATGCATTACGGGTTTCAAAATGTCTAAAGTAGCTGGCAGCATATGCGCTAGCTGCTATGCGAATTCTGGTAACTACGTTAAATACGCTAACAATATCGAACCAGCACAGCATGCTAGGTTAGATAGCCTGGTAGATCCATTATGGGTTAGTGCTATGGTAGCTCACATAGCTAACGATAGCTATTTTCGCTGGCATGATAGCGGAGACCTACAGGGCCTGTGGCATCTTGAAAAGATAGCACAGGTAGCTATTGAGACACCTAATTGCATGCACTGGTTACCTACTAGGGAATATTCTATAGTTAAGCAGTACATAGCTAGACATGGACAGCTACCAGCTAACTTGATTGTCAGATTATCGGCTATGTACGTAGACAAGCCTGTAACCATACCAGCTAGCCTACAGAATCAGGCTAACGTTACTGTCAGTAATGTGCACACAGTGACACCAATTGGTCATGAGTGCAATTCACCTAAACAAGGCGGACAATGCCGAGACTGTCGTGCATGCTGGTCAACTAAACCCGTTAGCTACAAAATTCACTAAACAGGGGGATATCATGAAAATTGTATATAACAGGCTGCTAGGTGCATGGTACATAGTACGGGGGCGGCATCAAACCCCTATAGGGGGCAGATTTGAGTCTAAACAGGCAGCACAGGCCTGGTTAGCTAGGGATAGATAGCAGCTAGCCTATAGCCTGGTTTACCAGGTTATGGGGTATCTGTTACCAGGTATCGATTCATTAACTCAATTGGAGCTAGTAGCCATGCAAAAAACAATGTTAGCCAAATACCCAGGGAAATGCGCTATATCAGGTGCACGTATAAACCCAGGGGACGAAATAATCTACGACACAGTAGCCAAAAAAGCATTTTTCAGTGAACCAGGGGATAGCCAGGTAGATAGCAGCTATCTCGCAGCCCGTACCCCTAAAAAGTACATTTCTGACGTTTACAACGTGGGCGGGAGGGAATACTACAGAAACAAGCAGGGATTGTGCATAGATGCCCCATGCTGCGGCTGCTGTACGTTTTAAGGATATAGCCCCATGCAAACCTATAAATTAAACACAGGTGTACACGTTTTAGCCCGTCCGTTAAAAGATGGCAGCCTGTACCCGTACACATACATAAACCGCACCCAAGCAGAGAATGCAGCCCGTAAACATGATGGTGAGGTTTATCAAAGCCACTGGACTAGAAGAGTCTTCTATGTAACCCCTAAACAGGATATAGCCCCATGACAACACTCAAAGCCCTAGAAACTAGCCTGTATTGGATGCGGGTGGTTTATCGTGACAGTAAAGACCCCGTACAGCGTGAACGGGTGAAAGCCCGTATAGCCAAACTTGAAGCAGAGATAGCAGCCCACCCAGATACCCAGGAGATAGCCCCATGATAGATACGCACTGGCTGCAAAGCCCCAAATTAGTTGAAGTCAGCTACAACGACACAACTGCTGCCCTTTTTGAGCTGTACG